CAGTCTTTTCCTTGACTTTAATAACAATTTCTTCGGCTTTGTTAGCTATTAGAGCCTGCTGTTGTATTGCTTCCAACACTATCTCAAGTATTACCGATTCCTTAATTTTTTCATTAAAACACTGACTAGTGTGAACAAAATAGTTTGTTCTGCAAATATAATATGGCATCTTTGAATGTAAGCGTTGAAGATATTTCTTACAAAATCCACATTTTACTTTACTGTTAAGAACCCTAGTATTATCAATCTTAAAATTTTTTCGCTTTGATTTCTTCCGAATAGCATTCTGGGCTTCTTTAAAAAGTTCCTCACTTACAATGGCCTCATGAGTACCTGGGACAACAATCCATTGCTCTCTCGGTACTGCGATAGTACTTTTACTATTAACATCTGGTGTTTCCCTCCTGTGATTAACGGTCTTGCCCGTATACGTCTCATCCCGTAGTATTCTTAAAATAGCTACATATTGCCAAAGCAGATTTCCTTTAGCCTTCGTAAATTTAATAGTACCATGGTTCTTATGAAAATGTCTTGCCGGAGAAAGAACACCTTCTGCATTAAGCATTTTTGCAATTGCACTTGTATTGTTACCTTCATTAGCCAATTGGAAAATTCGTTTAATAATATTTTCAGCTTCTCCGTCTACAACAAGTGAATTCTTCTTATCCTTTGACTTAATATACCCATATGGTGCAAAAGCACCTAAGAACTCACCCTTTTTCATTTTGGCTAAATTTGCTGACTTCACCTTCAATGAGAGGTCTTTGCTATAAAGATCATAAATAAGATTTTTTAATCCAATATCCAAACCTGCTGTGATTCCATTATCCTTTGCACTGTCATATCCGTCATTAATGGATATAAAACGGACCCCCAAGAACGGAAACACCTGCTCGATATAATCACCCAATTCTAAATAGTTTCTTCCAAAACGGGAAAAATCCTTTACTATTATACAATCAATTTCACCCTGCCTAACCATAGCTAAAAGCTTTTCAATTGCCGGGCGTTCAAAGTTAGTTCCGCTATACCCATCATCACAAAATTCCACAACAGTAGAATAAGCTAAGACAGGGTGATGTAATATAAAATCTTTCAACAAATCTCTTTGATTACCCACACTATTGCTCTCAATCTTTGCAGCATTCTTTGTAATATCAGCGTCCTCATTAGAAAGTCGAATATACATTGCCAGTGTATGCTTATTTTTCATGTAGCTTCACCTCAATTCCCAAAACATCCATATAGCCAAATAATGAGTCATTTTCATCTTTGAATTTGAGCATAACCTCTACTTTTCTTACAGAATGTACCTCCACTGCATGTACTAGCTCTGTTATCATTTCCTTTGTTAAAATTTTTTCCTCTTTAAAAGCCCTAAATGCTGACAACCACTTATTCTCATAGGCATAGGTCTCATAGTATTTTTTCTTCTGTAAGAGCAACACCTCTAATTTGCTCTTAGCCAATGACTCGGTTTTCTCATAATTTCTTTTTGCATAGAGATAATCCTGTTCAGTGAGGATTTGCTCCATATAATCGTCATAGATAGATGTCCGTAGTGAAATTGACCTTTGAATTTTTGTGTTCAATTCCCTAATCTCATTATCTATCTTATTTCTTTCAGTTTTATATCTCCTGTCAGACTGCACTTTTTCAATGACTGCATCTACAGAAGCCGCTAATTCAATTTGCTTACGTATGGTTTCATAAACCACGTCTATCAGCTCGGATTCCTCAATGTATTTTCTGCTGCATTTATAGCCACCATTGGATTCAAAAGTAGTGCATAAAAAGCAGTATTCAAGAGCATTGTTTTTAACTCTTCTTCTTCGAACAAGTTTCACTTTACAGTCCGAACAGATTGCAATGTCTTTAAAAATGTTTTCTGTATTTACCAAATACTTGTTTCTCTCAAGTCTTTCATTGAATTCTTTATTAACTTCAATCCTTTTATTATGCACAATGTCAAAACTCTCTTGATCAATAATTGCCTCATGATTATTTTTGATAATTGTCCATTGGTCTATGGGGACTCTGCTTTTCTTTTTTCCTTCATAGAGAGAAGCTTGAATTTTCCCATAAATCTTGTGACCTAAATACACTTCATTTTCAGTGATTTGTTTAAGAGTTATACGTTGCCAGATATTTTCATTATATCGGGCATTCTTCCATTCACCTTTTAAAAACTTATGTTTACTTGGAGAAGGCACTTTCATATCATTTAATCTACAAGCAATTACGATATCGCTTAATCCTTCCATTTTCCACTTATAGATTTGTTGAATCACTTCTGCAGCTTCTTTATCCACTACAAGAGTATAACTCCTATCATCAGGTCTAGTGTAGCCATATGGTACATAGGCTCCTAAAAATTCCCCCTTGGACTGTCGTTCCCTAAAGCTTGAAAGGATTTTCTTGGATATATCTTTTGCATAAATGTCATTCAAAATATTTTTCAAAGAAATAATCAAGCCTTCATTACTATTTTCCGTATTAAAGCTGTCATAATTATCATTGATAGCTATAAAGCGGACTCCAAGGAAAGGGAAAATTTTCTCAAGATAGTTTCCCGTTTCAAGGTAATCCCTACCAAAGCGTGAAAGGTCTTTTACCACAATGCAATTCACTTTTCCGGCTTTAACATCTTCCATAAGACGATTGAATTGGGGACGGTCAAAATTTGTACCTTTTGCACCATTATCTGTATATATGGAGTAAACCTGCAAATATGGACGTTCCTCAACAAATCGATTTAGCATGTATGTCTGATTCTCAATGGAATCACTATCTTTTCTATCGCGAACATCCTCTATGGAAAGGCGAACATATAGTCCTACTTTATATACTTTTTCATGTGATGCATCTTCAATCTGGGCGATTGCTGATTGTCTTCTACTTTTTCTTGCCATACTTAAATCGCCTCCTTAAATGCAACGCTCGAATCAAAGGAGTCCGATTTTGTGGCACTTTCTATAAAACGGAGAGCACTTTCATATTCCTCTTGATGTTTAAAATGAATATCAATCTTTCCGTTATCATATACATAAACTTTTAGAATCAAAGATACAACCACTTTTCTAGTAAGTTGCTCAATATTATGATATTGCTTAAAATATTCAATCCACAAATTTGTAGATGTCTTATTACCAGCAATATCATTAATCTCTTGTTTTCGCTTTAATAAAAGCTTTTCAGCTTTTTGAATTTTTGCAGTATACCTGCTAATATGATTTCTATATTCTTCCTTTGTAATGACTTTATCAGCAAAATGTTCATATGATGTCAGCTTGTACTTCTGATTTTTATCTATTTCCTCTTGTGTCTTCAACATTTGAGCATCCAATTTCAAAATCTCATCTTGCTTGTAAGGCAATGTGTCAATATAGGTGAGGATTCGTTCAATATCTAGGATACTGCATATTTGAACATTCAATGTTGCTAATACAGCTTCTTCAAATACCTTTTCACTTATATTGTGGGTGGTGCAACTGTTTTTATCATGGCGGTTTGTTGAACAAGTGTAATAATAATATTTTTTACCATTGGCAGGAACCGTCTTACGTATCATGTTTTCTTTACAATCCCCACAAATAATAATCCCTGAAAAAAGATACACAGTCTCTTCAGTGGGAGCAATGCGTGTATCTTGAATCAATAGTCCCTTGATAGTGAAAAAGATTTCTTTTGAAATAATCGGATCATGTGCATTTTCCACCCGCACCCACTCTTCTTTGGGCCGTTCAATTCTTGTTTTGATTTTATAATTTGGTGTTGTTCTCTTTCCCTGCTCCAACACTCCTATAAATAATTCATTCTCCAATATGCGCCTGATTGAAACAGCTGACCAAAGCGCCTGCTGCTTTACTTTGAAAGTTGTTTTATACCGTTCACCCAATGAGCGTTTGTATTCCATTGGCGACAGTATGCCCATTTCATTTAATCGATTGCCAATCCCCTGATGGCTCATTCCCTCAAGCTTCCACTTAAAAATATCGCGGACAATTTGAGCTGCATATTCATCTATTTCCAGCTTGTGTTTATCATTCTTGGATTTTTTATAGCCGTAAGACGCAAAAGAGCCTATGAAATCACCTTTTTTGCGTTTAATTTCAAGTTGGCTCCTAATTTTAATAGAGGAATCTCTGCAATATGAATCATTAATAAGGTTTTTGAATGGAATCAAGATGTTGTCGTTAATATTTGAACCTTCGGCACTGTCATAACTATCATTGATGGCTATGAACCGCACTCCGAGAAAGGGGAATATCTTTTGAATATATTTTCCTGACTCAATATAATTTCTTCCGAAACGTGAAAGGTCTTTAACAACAACACAATTTATCTGTCCTGACTTAATCTCTTCCATCATTTTTATAAAGGCAGGACGATTAAAATCAACGCCACTATATCCATCGTCTACATGAACGGAAACGATAGTGATGTTTGATTTTATCTTCAAGTTTTCACGAATAAGTTCCTTTTGGTTTGATATGCTGTAACTCTCTTCTTTATCTCCATCATCCCTTGAAAGTCTTACATAGATGGCAGCATTGTAGGTTTTGCTTTCTTTTAAAAAATCCATTATAAAGCCTCCTGTTTGTTTAAAGTATTAGCAAAACTTTAAACACATTAGGCTTCACTGATTGTAGTCCTCCTTGAGCATAGCAGAAAATCAACTACACGTCCAGCTACAAATCACTATTTAATTTTAAAGTTTAACCATTTATAGTTTATATGCTTTTGAAATAATGTTCCAATCTTTCTTCTAGTGTCACTGTTGTATCGGCGAAATCATTTTAACAACAACCTTGCCACATTTGAAACAATAGGGGTTTTTCACTTGTCTTATATAATCTTTTTTTCGTTCTTCCACAGGTAAATCTGTATTTACTTTAACTGTTTTAATATCCACCAATGTTGATGGATCAACGGTTCGTATATCTATATTTTTCATGTCCGTTATCGTCATGACTGTATCCATAAAATATCTCCTTTAAAAAAATGAGCAGCTATTCTCATAATCGCACATTTAGTCACCATTAAAATATTCTTTTTCTTTGACTCTAAGGAAAAATTCCTTCACACCCTTCAAAGAATTTGTTCTGCTGTAATTGGTAAGAGCCTTAAGAACTCTGTTACGGTACTTTCCTTTTTTACTTATTCTGAAATCTAAAATGGCAATCAGACCAGTATCTGTTTCACTTCTGAGAAGCCGTCCCATGCCTTGCTTTAGCTTCACAAGCATTTCAGGGAAAATGACCCATTCAATAAAATCTTTCAGCTCTTGATACTGTATCTTCTTATGCTCAACAATTGGCGTTGGTGTTGGGAATGGTAGATTTACAATAATTAGTGCAGATAAAATATCTCCTGGACAATCTACACCTTCCCAAAATGGCCCTGTCGCAAAAAGAACACCGTTTATGCTATTCTTAAAAGTTTCCACTATGTTTTTCTCACTTTTATCCATTTTGAGAACCGGATATAGAATTCGGTGCCTCGCTTGTTCATAAACTTTTGATAATAAAGAATAAGAAGTAAAAAGAATCACTGCATGTCCATGAGTGGCTTCCAAAATTTTTATAATTTCAACCACTAAAGCTTCTATGTACTCCTCACTTTGTTTATCAGGAAATGGTACGTTTTCGCTGACATATAGTAGTGNATTATTCCTATAGTCAAAAGGGGACCGGAAACTTATCTCACTAACACTCTCCTTGTTCATCTTATCAATTCCGGTATTACTTTTGAAATATGTAAAACCTCTGTCATCGGATAGCGTCCCTGACGTTAAAATCTTTGGGATTCCATTTTCCCATAATACCTTGTGCAACTGATTATCTAAATCAGTTGGAATACAGCAAATTGAAACCAAGTTTTTACTTATAGGATTCTCTATCCAATAAATGATATTTTCCATTCGGTAGAAGGTTTCTATCTGTTCCGCTATTTCTGAAATCATAATCTCTTGGGATCGCTTTTTTGAGATATCAACCTCGCAGTATTTCCTTATACTTCCAATAACTTTTAGCATGTCCAAGAGCAACATTTTTTCAAACTTCCCTATTTTTATACTTATCTGAGAGGTCCCATCATCTACAACTTCTAAATTTATTTGGGAAACTAGACTGCTAAAAAATCTGGTCTTTAAAACACATAAACTTTTCAACTTCAGCTTTGCCGTCTGTAAATAGGCTTTATTTCCTTTGAGACTGCTTCTCAATACGTTCGTCATGACTGTGAGATGCTCACTTGAAAACCTTGTCCCAAATATTTGCATAGCTGCATCGGGTAGTTTATGTGCCTCATCTATAATTGCAATTGCATGTTCTGGTATAAGTGTGTGCTTCGCTTTTGCCCGTTTCATTGTATCTGCCAAATAATAATTGTGGTTACATACCTGAAAGTCATGAATCACTGATCTGGCATAATCCATATACTTAATATACTGGCATTCCTTATAATTAGGACAGGACCTTTCACAAGCTCTTGGAACATTAATTTTTTGAATAATATGGTTTTTTAATCCCTTATATTCATCCAGATCAATTCCGTTATTCGGTATCTTTGCTGCGATTAATTTATAAAACAGTTCAATGTCTACAGGTTTTTGACTGTTCTTTAAATAAAGTAGGAACCTTTCGTAGCGAATTTTACAGAAATAGTGTTCTTTTCCTTTTCTCATAATTGCACTTATTGGACGGACGATAACTTTATTCTTTAATAATATATCTGACAAAATGGGTACATAACTCTGAATAATAGCATTTTGCAAATCAATACTGGATGTAGAAATAACACACGGAAGAAAGCAGTTCTCATGGTCTAAATATGGGAATATACTTGATTTAATGCGTTTCTGTTTTTCATATAGAACATATATTAAAGAAGCAACCAGGTAAGCATAAGTTTTTCCGGTTCCAACCTCCGCCTCACAAATAGCTATATGCTTTATCCCATCAAACATCATTTTAGATAGATTAATTTGATTTTCTCTAATTGCAAATCCACTGGCTGCCATCAGTTTTTTAAAGATAAATTCAATCATCTCATGTGGATCTTCAGGAAGTAAACATGGAATATTTGATTCATTTGTCATTTTTATTTCAAACATCTTTTAATTCTCCTTGGTTATATTTGAATTACTTGACAGCACAATGATACGGTGGACTATACTTACTTTTAAGTAATTTCAAATCACAGTTTTCGAATAGTCCACCGCATGGTTTCTGCTGTCAAGCAAATTATTTAAACAGTAGAATGGTGTGTATCAAATTTGTTCTCAACATCCCTGATACAACTTAGGGGGGTATACCAGGTTGTTTTGGAAAAACATCATATAAACTGACATGGCTATAAGTTCTCAAGCCAAATGAGCGTTATCCCATCATTTGTTGTGGGCTGCCTAATGCGGTAAGGCGTTCAAGGCAGAAGTATCATTATTTATCCCTTTGCCATTCATCGCAATTAGCCCTTCCAATGGCTATTTAAAGCCGGAGTTGTTCGCTCGCGTCTATGACGTTCATGGCGCTCCGCTTTTGTTGCTTGCCATTTCTGGCTGCAAAGGTTGTTTTCCTGATATACCGAATATTATTTTTTCAAGGTTCAAATGAAGGTAAAAAAATTACCCCTCACTTATAAGCCGAAAAAGTGAGGGGGGTGTACGGAATTATTTTTAAATTTTCATATATTTTTTTAGCTTCTTTAGGATTCTGTTTTTTCTATCACTTATAGTCATTAATGGAATGCCACTTTCTGCGGAAAGTTGCCGCTGACTTTTTTCCTTATAAAACAGTTGGATGATTAAATTCAATTCATCATTGGATAAAAGTTTCAGGCACTCCTTGAGATTTTCAATCTGGATATTTTTAAACACAACTTCACATATATCCTCAGCAAATCTATCCACTAATAGTTCTTCTCCCAAGACATTCCCATAGACATTATCGAATTTAGAGTATAGACCCTTACCTTGGGCCAGATCCTGTTCTTCCAGATAACGCTCTCTTCGTTGCATTTTGTAGTACGCCCTATAGAGTTCTTCTGATACTTGTTCAGCATGGTCTCCAATATGTATAAAAAATTTCTTTTCCTTATCCATTTTCGTAACCTCCAAATTTCGTTTAGTTGAGTGTTTAGCGAAATTTGAAGTTTATGGATAATGAGCTTTGTAAGCTTCCCACCTTTTCATGCAGCCTTCTCCTATTTACGAGCATAAAAAAAGTCGGAAATGAAATAAATCACCTCCGGCCTTAATAGCCGCTATATTTACCAGTAAAATGGGCATAAAAAAAGCCCCAAAATACTATTTGACTTTGAGACCACTGTAAATTTACATATTATATTCAGTTTATTTTCTTCTATATTTAACCTATCATTTGCGATATCAGTTAACAACATAAGCCATTGAGTTTCAAAAAGCAGTTTACCTTTCCCTTAAAGTTATTTCGTCTATAAGGGTTCATTGTTTCATTTCATTACTCCCTTTCCACATTAGTTAGTGTAAAGTATTTACACTACTTTTTGTTTCAATTTTCTTATAAATTAAAGGTTTTATGTATTTTTTTAATAAAAAAACAATGACCCCTTTTTCCCTTGTATAATTGAGTTACCAGACAAAATAATCCAAGAAGGAAAGGTGTCATTGTGAACTTAATTATAACTCATTTATTATGGTATCAATATCTGATGTACCCAAACATTGCCTACGACACTAAACGTGTGAAATGGGGTTATTGTAGTTATTGAATAGTTAACTCGTAACAATCTTCCTACCGTTTCCACGCTCAAAGAAGTATAACCACAGTCATTCAAAAAGTATACCTTTTGAAATATACCAAAAATATATACATCTCATGACATATTCAAGGCAAAACGGATAAAGCTAAGACCACAACTAATTTTGAAATATTAGTACTTGTATTACAGTTTATTGTTTCGTTAATACTCATACCCCATATTATGCTATTTTGTATCTGTATTTTTGGGATCTGTATTGCGGATATATGCGGTGTTTTTGCCAGCGCCAGTCTTGATTATATGGCCTTCTTTCAACAGCGAAGCTAAGGTTATCTCAACTGTTGATGTGCTGATATCTGGACATTTTTCTAAAATAATGCGTTTCGATAGCTTCTGCAGTGTGCTGTCAAACAGCACGTGGATACGTTCCGGCTTGGAGAGACTTCTATTTTGCATCAATTCTACACGGGCCGAAAACTCTTTGTAGGAACTTAATATAACCTCCAAGTAGTACTTAATAAAAGGAAGGTAAGCATTCTTTCCTTCGCACCAGTCGGTTGAGCTATCCTGCAATACCTCGTAGTAGGTTTCTTTTGTTTTTTCGATAATCATCTCTACGCTGATATACTTGCCCACAATATAACCCGAACGGTATAAGAGAAGCAATGTTAGCAGGCGGCTCATACGTCCATTACCATCGTTAAAGGGGTGAATGCAAAGGAAATCCAAAACAAACATGGGGATGAGCAACAATGGATCATATTTTTCAGTATTGATTGCTTCAACAAAGGTGTTTGTCAGTCGATCAACAGCCTCGGGAGTTTCAAATGCCGACAAAGGTTGAAAGCGAACCTTGCTGTGGCCACTGGCATCTGTTTCAGCAATAACGTTATCCGAGTTTTTGAAGTTTCCGCCAATAGAGGATG